CGAGCCGATGGAGGGATTCGAACCCCCGACCAGCTGATTACAAATCAGCTGCTCTGGCCAACTGAGCTACATCGGCAGTATTCACCGTTTTGGATTGCAAAAGTAGGCATAAAAAATTTATCGCGCAAATTATTCGGGATAAATTTTCTACTTTTTCACTCTTCTCAAAGAACCGCGCCCGATCGTCCTGACTTCAGGGGCGAAATCGGGTGCAAAGATAGGAAAAGTTTTGGATAACGCAACAGCTACCGCAAAAAATATTACCTCCCCGGGCCAACTATGTCACCCCGCCGCCCGGACGGCGTCCCGGCGGCTCCCGGGCAGCAGGTTCCCGGGCCTTCGACACCTATTTTTATATGCAAAACCGAATGCGCGCTTTTTCCCGATCTTCGGCGCCGGGGGCCTGCCGCCTTTATCGTTCGGCGCGTTTTGCCGAATCGAGCGCCATCCGGCTTTGAAACCGTCCCGCTTTTTTCGTATCTTTACCGCTACGAATTCACGCACTATGGAAACCATCCCCCTCTTCGGCCCTTACGCGCTCCGGCGGCTCCGCACGGAGGACGCGCCGGACATCTTCGCCTCGATCGACACCCAACGCCGCCACCTGGGCCGCTGGCTCCCGTTCGTGGCCGACACGCACCGGATCGAGCAGACCCGGCAGGTGGTGGCCGGAATGCTCGCCGACACGGCCAATCCGGTCTTCACGCTCCGCAGCGGCAACGCCTTTGCGGGACTGATCGGCTTCAAATCGGCCGACGCCGCCAGGCGCAGCGTCGAGATCGGCTACTGGCTGCGCGAGGAGCAGCAGGGCAAGGGAATCATGGCGGCCGCCGTGCGGACGCTCTGCGACCTTGCGTTCGGGGAGATGGGCATGCGGCGTGTCGAGATCCGCTGCGGCACGGGCAACCTCCCGAGCAACCGCATTCCGCAGCGTCTCGGCTTCCTCCGCAGCCATGTCGAGGCACAAGGCGAACAGCTCTCCGACGGAGAGTGGATCGACCTGAACGTCTACGTGCTGGAACGCTGAAAACCAGATGGCATCCGCCCCGGCGTCACCCGCAAATCCGATCCGGCCCGATGCCCTACGCCGCGACCGGCCCGATGACGCCGTGCGCGGTTCATCCGGCGTCGCATCGAAAAAAGGAGACCTGCGGGGAGGTCTCCTTTTCATCCTTTTTATCCGTGGCGGCCGGCGGCCCTATTTCTTCTTGATCGAGTTGATCAGCTGCGCGGGCGTCGCCTGAAGGTAATTCTTGCAGAAACGGCTGAACTGCGTGTAGTGACGGAACCCGTACTTGTTCATCAGCGCCTTGGTGCTGTCCTCGCCGTCGCGGATGTCGGTGAAGACCTTCAGCGCCTTCTGGCGCATCATCCAGTGGTAAACGCTGTCGTTGAAATGCTCGGCGAAGCGGCGTTTGAAAACCGAGAGGCTCATGCCCGCCAGCGAAGCCAGCTCGGCGACGCCCTGTGCCTTGTCGTAATTGTTGCAGACGAAGACGCGGAAATTGTCCTGCGGCTGAATCATCGACTGGAAGAAGTAGGCATGTTCGGTCGGCGTGTAGAGCACCTTGATCATCATAAAAAGCTCGGTGGCCTTCATCCGGTGGTAGCGGACGCAGTTGAACATCTGGCGGATCGTAAAGAATGTGCTCAAAAGGCGTTCTATCGCCGGATGCATCGAAAGCATGGGGACCGATTCGGTCGGAACGACCGAGTCGTAGGGCATCACCTTGTCGAAAATGTCCTGCTCGCAGAATTCGATCCGATGGATGAGCGACAGCACGACCACATGCGTCTCGTCGTCCTGAGCCGTCACCACGAAGCGTTCGCTGCGGGCGAGACACACGCACTGTTTCGACGTAACCAGACGCACCGTGTCGTTTCCGTGTTCCAGCCTCAACGATCCCGACATCACGAAAAGGATGCGCACCATGCGGTCCGCGGGGAACGTCACCCCTTCTCCGGCTGCAAACGTAAGCTGTGAAAACCGACAATAGGTCGAATCGCCGATGCGGCGGAACGGCGCCGGAAACGTAGGACAATTACTACAATCCGCAGAACAACTCTCCTTCAATGCCGACTCCTCAAACTGCGGTTGGGGTTGATAATCCATAAACTTATTTGATCTGTGTGATGTGATTTTACGAACAAAAATACAAAAAAATCAGGAAAAGCAAACAAATCAGCTCCCGTGATGTCAAAAAAAGTCCCCGCCGCGACCGGCAGGGACTCTGAAAAGCGTTGTAACGGCGGACGAACCGCCTATTTGCAACTAATGATCAGAATTTTCGAAGACTCCCAGAACCGCACGGGATCGGTGATGATCAGTTTCTCGACGACCTTGTTCGCGTCGGTCACCAGTTCGTACGACCCCTCGGGATGCGAAGTGACGAGCGTCGCCTTCTTCTGTCCGACAGGGACCTCCGACAGCAGGCGCGAATCGGTCATCGTGAAGCTGTCGAAATTGCTGTTCCGTCCGACGGTCAGCGTCCGTCCGATGAATCCCTGCTTGTTGATGATCTGCGCGTCGCGCAACTCCTTCTCGGCCCCCACGATGTAATAGACCGTGTTGAGCTGGTTCTGCAACTCGACCTTCTCGCCGCTCAGGTTCTCGACCTCGGCGCTGCGGACAGCCACCTCCTCGGTCAGGCTCTTCACCTCGTCGCCCATCCGGACGAGACTCTCGCGCAGCTGCTCCACCTCGGCCTTCTTCTCCGCCAGCTGCCTGTTCATGTCGGCGATCATCTTCTCCAGACCGTCGATACGCAGATTGGCCTTGCGCAGCTGGGCCGCCGAACGTTGCAGCGACTCGATCTTCGCGCGGTTCTCCCGCAGCAGCCGGTCGATGGCCTTGATGTCGTTGTCGATCTCCTCGACGGGACGGCGGCCTCCCTCCGACTCCCCAGCCACGGTGATCAGGTTCTCGCGCGACTTGATCAGCGCGAGGTTCTCCGAGATGGCGTTGATGTCCGCGAACACGGCATTGATCAGCGAGTCCTTCGCGCTGACGACCAACTCCAGCGAATCGCTCCGGCTCTCGGCCTCGACGGCAACCTGCCTGCTCACGCAGGAGGCAAGGAGTGCAACGACGCCCAGCGCCGCGGCGGTTGCTATATGCTTCATCTTGTTTTTCATGGCTCCGACTCTTTAAGGGTTTACGGTCTTGTTTGCCTTCAGGCGCAAATATATGCATAAAAACAAAATCTTGTACGGATTTTTTCACAAAGGCCGGAAATTCCCTGCGGGGAATGAAAAACAACGGGCCGCAACCCTCGGTTGCAGCCCGTTATTTCGTAAATGCGCAAGCAGTTTTACTTCGCATTCTTCTTATCGTAGCGTTTTGCGTAACGGCTCATAAACTTATCGACGCGACCAGCGGTGTCAACCAACTTCATCTTACCGGTGTAGAACGGGTGCGAGGTGTTGGAAATTTCCATCTTATACACGGGATAGGTTTCGCCGTTCACTTCGATGGTCTCTTTTGTCGAAACGGCGGACCGACACAAAAACACGACGTCGTTGGACATGTCCTTGAACGCCACCAAACGATAATTCTCCGGATGAATACCCTTTTTCATTTCGTTGTTTTTGTTTTTAATTAATGCTTAAGCGCGACAAAGGTACGAATTAATTCGCAACAAACAAGCCCGCGTGCAAATTTTTTCGCACCCGAAGCACCTCGGGGTTGCGCAATCTGAATACTTTTTCTATCTTTGCGCCACGAAAGCGCCCCCGGGGCGCAGGACCGGGCCCATAGCTCAGTTGGTCAGAGCAGCGGACTCATAATCCGAAGGTCGTGGGATCATGCCCCTCTGGGCCCACTTGAAAATCAGCCATTTACACACAGGTAGATGGCTGATTTGCTTTTCATTTACACACAATTTATACACAACTTTGCCGATTTTTAATGCTGTTAAACCTCGATTGACCCCATCCGAAAGGTTTGGCTTTACGCGTTTACGCGCGCACAGACGGCGAAAAACTCCCGGCAACCTCGCACGCGCGTATAGACGCGCAAAAATTCGCCTTGCTGAGTTAATACATAGGCAAACTGCGGCCCGGCTTTGTATTCAACGGACGGGAATTTCCGCCGGTTGTTCACGCACGCACGTAAGGATGTCGGAAAATTCCTCGTAGCGGGATAATACGGCGCAATGTCGATAATACCGTTGTGCCTCCAAAAGGCCAGCAGGGCCAGCAACAGCAAACCCAGCCGCCCGGATTGACGGCTGGGGCAAATAATCGTTCCCGAATGAAGTTGAGAGGTCTCGCAATCGAAGGTTATTTTGTGCTTCAAGATTCCCGGCATAGGCGCTGATACAAACAATCCGCAGCCATTATTACCCGCACAATCCTGCGCAACGCCCATATCGCAACATCGGGGCGGATGTCGGGGCACGCTGCGTTTTGTTTCAACTCTTTCAAATCGTCGAGGGTCTCGGCGACGGATATTTCGTGCAGCACGTTTGTGTATTGCTCTACCCACTGCATAAGCCCGTCAATTATTTCGGCGGGGGATATATCGTCGTTTGTTTGCTTCATCGTGTATTTGAAGCTGGCGATTTCGTTTGCAATTGTCTGTCTGTTGTAGTCCATAGCGTTAAAATTTTATTTATTGGTGAAACAGTAGCATTTATTCATCGAAGGGTCGAACGTCGAAAATTCGCCATCCTTTTCCCATTCCCGGACGGTATAGCGCCCCTTCGGAAGATACCCTGCCCGGCGGACAGCCTCGGCCTCGGTGGGGAATGTCCCCAACCGATAGCCGCCGTATGTCAGTTCGTAGATCATAGTTCGGTATTGTTGGACAACGTACATAAATTTTCCGTCATGGACATCACGGCCAACTTCATTACCTCGTCTTGCGCTTTGCCTAATGCGCTGTCAAATTCACTGTTCACCTCATTGACCGCCGAGCCGCAGTAATCCATTTCGGTAACTTCCGCCGCCTCGCCGCAGAGGTCCGATAATTTGATATAGATAGCCAGGTATCCGGCGGTCATCGGACTTAATTTTACGTTTTTCAAATCTTCGATAGTCATGATTTTATAGTTTTAATTGGTTAGTTCAACATCAATTGCAAGGCATCGGCGATCTCCGGACACTCCCGGCCCGACTGGTCCCATACGGCGGGGACTTCTGTAAATTCGCTCAGCTCGTCGTTGCACAACCGGGCCGAATAGTCAACGAATATCGTGTACCCCTTGTGGGTAATTTCGAAACCTTCGCTTACGCCGTCGCAGTTGAAGGTGATGTAATCGGCCGCCTTGCGGGCCATTGTCCGAATGTCGGACCGGGTTAATTGTTCATTCATTGTTTTATCGAGGTTTTGCGAGAATCTCGCTATTTTTCAATTTCCGTAATAGGTGTTGAGGGGCGGTACGCCCCCGGTTATCGTTAGTCTCCGTAATACGTTCTGCTGTTGCCGTAGTAGTCGGCCGGAACATTTGCCAGCGGATGCCATTCCGCAACCTTCGATTCCTCCATCGGGCGGTTCTCGATTATCGCCGTCATGACCGCCAGCTTCTCGTTACGCCAAGCCTTGCGCAGGCAGGCCGAAAAGGTCATCGAAGCGTTGGCACGTTTCAGATACCAGGCGTTGCGCATGATCTTCGATTTGTTGTAGCGGGTGCGGGTGGTTGTCATAACATTTATAGTTATTGGTTTTATTTCTTGATGCAAATATAAAGCTATAAATTTAATTATGCAAATAAAAAATAAAGTTTTTACTATTATTTTTGCAGAAAAATAAAGTTATAGCTACATTTGTACCAGTACCAAAGATTTAAAGCTATGGATATAAAGAGAACAATAAAGGCTAACGGCCTAACTGTTAAAGAAGTGGCCGAAAAAATGGGAATTACGCCCGTCGGACTTAGCCAGCATATTAATGGGAATCCAAGTGTAGAAGTGCTTGAGCGTATTGCCGCCGCTATTGGTTGTAACGTGGGTGATTTTTTCGCCCCTCAACCGACAAACACAATCACCTGCCCGCATTGCGGCAAACTTATCAAAGTAGAAAAAGGGGAATAACCTCAAACATCTGCATCATGGAACAAGAATTGATACTATACAATTCAGCCGACGGAAAAAGTAGTGTTTCATTACTGGCCCGCGACGGATCGGTCTGGCTCAATCAAATGCAGTTGGCCGAACTTTTTGCCACCTCGGTCCCCAACATTAGCCAGCACATAAACAACATACTAAAAGACAAAGAATTAACCGCCGATTCAGTTATTAAGAATTACTTAACAACTGCCACAGATGGCAAGCCCTACCAAGTTAAATTCTATTCATTGGAAATGATTTTAGCGGTAGGGTTTCGCGTTCGATCTATCCGCGGCGTGCAGTTCCGCCAATGGGCAAACCGCAATCTTGCCGAATACCTGCGTAAAGGGTTTGTAATTGACGATGAGCGATTGAAAAATCCCGATGGCCGCCCGGATCATTTCGACGAACTTCTCGCCCGTATTCGCGATATTCGAGCCTCGGAAAAGCGATTTTATCAAAAGGTGCGCGATCTGTTTGCCTTAAGTAGTGATTATGATAAAACAGACAAAGCGACACAAATGTTCTATGCAGAGACACAAAACAAACTTTTGTATGCCGTAACAGGGCAGACTTCCGCGGAGATTGTAACGACGCGAGCCGATGCAGATGCTCCGAATATGGGGCTGACTTCTTGGAAAGGGGCGGTAGTGCGCAAACAAGATGTCATTATTGCCAAAAATTATTTGACACACGACGAATTGGATTCTTTGAATCGACTGGTCGTTATCTTCTTAGAAACAGCTGAATTCAGAGCCAAAAACCGAAAAGACCTCACAATGAATTTTTGGCGTGAAAACGTCGATAAAATTCTGCTTTCCAACGACCAACGCTTGTTATCTAACGCTGGAATGGTCCGTAAAGAGCACAAAGACAAATTCGCTTATCAGGTTTACGAAGAATTCAATGCACGCCGCAAACGCAAAGAAGCTATTGAGGCAGACCGTGAGGATATGGAACAACTGAAAGAACTGGAAAACGAAATAAAAAACCGTCCTATATGAATTCTAAAACCTATCAAATAGACGCCCAAAGCCTCAAACAAGCGCACGCCCTTTTCGAATCGGGGGACATCGACCGTATAGAGGTCGGAACCGTGGCCGGGCTTTGTGAGATTCACCGCTATCTGTTCGGTGGGTTGTATGACTTTGCCGGAAAGATTCGGACGCTGAACATCGCAAAGGGGGGCTTTCGCTTTGCAAATTGCCTTTACCTGGGCGCGATACTTCCGGTAATCGAGCAGATGCCGGAAACGACCTTTGAGGAGATCATCGCAAAATACGTTGAAATGAACATCGCCCACCCGTTCATGGAGGGCAACGGCCGGGCCACCCGGATATGGCTCGATATGATGCTGAAAAAGCGTCTCCGGCGAGTTGTGGACTGGCAGAAGGTAGACAAAGATTTATACCTTCAGGCGATGGAACGCAGCCCGATCAATGATCTGGAATTACGGGCCCTGCTCGGCCAGGCATTAACCGACCGCACGGATGATCGGGAAGTTATTTTCAAGGGAATCGAACAGTCGTACTATTACGAAGGATACGAGGGATAAATCTTAACAATACCGACTTATGGAACTGCAACCCATCCAAAGCAAGATTTACGAAATACGAGGCCAGCGGGTAATGCTGGACTTCGACCTGGCCGAACTCTACCAAGTGGAGACAAAGCGGCTGAAAGAGGCCGTAAGGCGCAATATCGAGCGTTTCGAGGGCGACGATTTTATGTTTGTACTCTCGGAAAAAGAATATGAAATTTTGAGGACGCAAATTGCGACCTCAAGTCTAACATCACAAAATGCGTCCTCAAATTGGGGTGGTCGTCGCTATATGCCATTTGCTTTTACGGAAATGGGTGTCGCAATGCTTTCGAGCGTCCTGCGTAGCGAGACGGCTATACGGGTAAATAGGGCCATTATGCGGGCTTTTGTAGCAATGCGCAACTACATTACCACCACAACCCAAATCACGGCAGAATTGGCCGAAATTCGGGCAAAACTGGCACTACTGGAGCGGGCTGATGCAGACAATGCCGAAGCGGTCAGCGATCTGTCGGAGGATATGCGCCAGGAACTCGACAATATCTATCAGGCTATCGCAGCATTGTCGATCAAAGTGCCACAAGCCCGCAAGCCCTCCCAGCCGATAGGGTTCAAGCCGACAACAAAGAAATAGCCGATTTGGCGACGCTTGCTCTTTGGAGGGTATATGCTTCACCCGTTAGGAGATCGTCGAAATTTAGGCATTCCAGAACGCAAATACGCTCGATAAAAGACAAAGAGAGCCGGAGGAATTCCCGGCTCTCGTCATTTCGTCGTTATTCGGTGGCGTGCATCATCACACGCAGCGTGCCCCGTCATTCCTTTACTGTCCGCCTGCCGATGGACTGGATGATCTTGGCCGCTTCGGGGTCGAGGACCACGGAAATAGGCTGCGTTGCGGTCGTTATCTCCTTGCCGTTGGTGGTCACATCCTGACGGTCGGCAAGATGCAGAACCCGGGCAACGATTCCCGAATCGTACTGTCCACATAATGCGCCCTCCAGCTGGTCCGCCTCGATAGCCTCGCGCACGCACGTAAGGATGTCAGAAAATTCCTCCCTTGACTCATATTCATAGAAATTTTGCCTGCTGATCTTCGCAAATTGGCAGAATCCCACCAATGTCAGGGGACGCTGTGTTGGAACGGGAATTATTTCCCCTGCTGAAACCTTGTTGATGTAAACCGGATTCGCTTTCACCCATTCGACGTATTCCTCAAACTTGGCTTCAAGGGCTTCGGGGGTATATGCACGAGGGCGGCCCACTTTGCGGGCTGTTCCCGTACGCTTTATTTCATTCTTCATATAGATTAATGGTTAATAAATTAGGCCGACTTTGCTTTCTGGGATACTGCCACCTGCCGGCGCACGGCGTCGTTCTCCTGAATTCCCAGAATGACAGGGTTGTAATTAATTTCCTCTGTTCCGGCGTTTTCGGGGGCGTAGATAGACAGATACAGATCGCCGTCCTCCTCGTACAGATCGACATAAAGGCGGGAATCGTAATCGACGATATAGGGCGTTCCGTTCGATGTTATGGCATACGCTGTGCCGTTAATGCCGTCCGCTTCTGCAACCCATTGGCTGTCTTCATTCTTGCCGTCCAAGCGCAGATAATACGTTGCTGCCACCACTCCGTCCACTTTCAGTTTCAGCAGTTGGCAGTCGCAGATGTCGTTTTCGCCTGTTTCTACCGAATATATGGCGAATATCTGCCCGAATTGGGCTATATACACCGGCTTCGTGTAGTCGAGGTTGTAGAGATCGAGAGCCGTGAGTTTTGCCCGAATGGTGATGATCCGCAGACGGTCCACGACTTTCTGGTAGGAAGCGTATCGGGTCTTTACAATGCCTTCCTCGCCGCCGAACTTCATCCACGGATCGAATACGCCAATACATCGGGCAATGCCCGACATAAACGCTCCCCGCCCCGATAATATCCGTGGCGAGCACTCCGAATAATTGGCGCCGCCTTTTCCGTTATCCTCATAGATCGGCACAACGGCGCAATTTACCCCGTCCGTCGTTGCATTCTCCGACGCCGAGAAAGGCAGCGACACCAGCTCCGTTTCTTTCTCGATATTCTCGTTGCGGATCGTGATGGTGCCGTATGTGTCGGTCTTTACATCGTCGTCATTATCATAGTCGAGGATGTTGCTTTGGGCGAGGTCATCGATGGTGAAAATCGATGCGTCGGGCATATCCACCCGGTGAAAATCGTTCAGTATTACCCGGTCGCTCCAGTCGATGATGTCGTTATTCTGAACATTGGCGATTATGTCATCGATGCTTATCAGCTTGATCGTGTTAGGGCTGTCCTTGTCCGCATAGGCGAACAGACCGTTCATGGACATCAGGGCGAGGATAAAATCGCCCTGGGAAATGTCGGGGAGATTGGGGGCGACGGGGAATCTTGTAGGGAACGCACAATCGGTCCAATTTGCCCAAATATTTACTGTTAATGGAGTTGAATATGGGTTTGATATATATATTTCACCTGCTGGATCTTCATAATGAAGTAAAATTTCGGTGTTTTCTATTAACGGATAAGTTATATCAAGCGGCACAAAATTGAATCTATATACATTAACTCCATCACCAGTAGAGCCAACCAGTTCTACATTGTATGATGTACCTAATATTGTGGATTTTACTATTTCGGAATTACCATCCAATTCAGTAAGCATTATATGCATCTCCTTGGGATCTCCCCATTCTGGCGGCCTATGTGTAAAATATCCATATGCTCCTGTTCCATTACTCGGTTTAATCGTAATATGTACTGATAAATCCGTTTTATTAAATTTTGTAGTACAAGATCCATATGCTATCTCATGCGGGTCTTTGATTATATTACCCCGGCCTAATACACCGTATATTTGATTCTTAAAATTTGTGCTATTAGCCGTAAATCGCAATGCTTCTGCCTCATTCGATATTTCATCCCCATTTTTTGATACAAGCGGAATAATAGGTCCGAGGTTTTTGCTGTACGCCAGCCGCTCCTTGCCGTCGATAGTGATCCCGTTATACTTTTCGATAGCCGAAAGAATTGTTTTCACCTGCACGGACGGGTGCAAATACTTGGGGTTCGACAACCCCATTCCGAAATTCACGCCCCAAAACGCTACGCCGGGGTATTCATTGGTCGTATTTCCTTCTAAAATGGTCGTGTTTTCGTTCCAGTCGATGCGCTCCGCTTCGAGTTCTTCCAGTTGCGGCCCCAAATCCCGCAGGCCGTTATCAAACAGAGGCTGAAAGTTATCCACGTTGCCCCACGTAAGCGTTACATTGATCGTATCCGCAATATCCGTTACCACGGCGAACCCCTGCGTGAACAGTGGCACCCCGTCCTGGTACAATGCCGCCGGGAGGCGCACATACGGAGCGTCGGCATCCACATCCGGACGGGCTGCCTGACCGATAGCCTGCATATTCGTAGGCGTAGGCGGCAGCGCAACATTGTAGGAACGGTTCGACTGGATGCTGTCGAGGCTCGAAAATATTGGGCTTTGATAGAGCAGGGTTACGACTTCGTCACTCGACAGGTCGCACAAAATATCATTGATATAAAGTTCGTAGGTCGTCATATGTAGTTATTTTTCTAATATTTGATTTAACAATTAAAATTCCGGAGCGTTTAAGTATTAGCTCCTCTTGCTTCCGTTCGTACTCTTCGCACCTGCGCCGGGTACGCTCCAGCAACTCTACAAGTTCTTTCTTATTCAATCCTACTGTCAGCGTGCTGTCGTCCCGCTGGCCACCCCTTCGTTTTTCTTTAGGTATTTTCATGCGCTTAAATCGCAAACACTCTTAAAACGGTTCGCCGTCCGTTGAGGGGTTCGCCGTGCTTTCATAGTCCGCAATCCGTGTAATACTTTCGTTGTGCCGGAAAATCACGCACCCTGTCGCCCCCTCCCGGTTCTTGGCGATATGCAGCAGCCCGACGCCCTCGGCCGGAATGGTCCCGTATCGCCCCGCGTCTATCTCGGCCCGGCCGTACATTGCCGGGCGGTCGATAAATAGCACCATATCGGCGTCCTGCTCGATGGCGCCAGATTCCCGGAGGTCCGAAAGCATCGGGGTTTTATCGGTTCGTTCCTCTATTTTGCGCGACAACTGCGACAACAAAATGACGGGCACATCGAGTTCCTTCGCGAGCAGTTTGGCCGAACGGCTGGCGGCGGCGATCTCCCGCTCGCGGGTGCTGTTCGTGTTCCGGCTTGCCGTGTCGAGCAGTTGCAGATAGTCGATAATGACCATCCCGCACCGCCCCCGGCGGGCCATAGCCTTACATTGCGAGCGTATAGTCCCCATCGTAATATTAGCACAATCACTGAAGTAGACAGGCAGCGCGGAAAGTTCCGCGGCGGCTTGTTCGAGCCTGCGCCAGCTGTCGGCGTCTATATCGCCCGTTCGGAACGATCCGGAGTTAACTCCCGAACCTCCTACCAACATTCGCCCGGCCAACTGTGTATCGGGCATCTCCAGCGAAAACACGCACACCGGAACCCCAGCAACGGCGGCGGTCCGGGCAAAATGTAGCATTGCGGCACTTTTGCCCATCCCTGGACGGCCAGCCAATACCACGAGCTGGCCGCCCCTCCAGCCGCCCGTCAGCACGTCGAGCCGTTGTAAGCCCGTAGGAATGCCGATGCACTCGCCCACTTGTCGGGCCTGTTGGCGTCGTTCCAAGTCGTCGAGGGTGGCCCGCACGACATCCGACAATGGCGTAATATCGTTGGCGTGGACCGTTGCGGCGGCTATGGCGGTTATTTCTGTTGTCGCCCAATCCAAAACGCCCGAGGGATCGGAGGCCGCCCGTACTGCGAGTTCATGGCCGAATAGACACAACCGGCGGCGGGTCTCCGTGTCTTTGAGCTGCCGGGCATGGTCGAGGACATTTACCCCCGAGCCGACGGCCTGCGTGAGCTTTGCCAGGTAGGCCGCCGGGTTGCCTAACCCCTCAACGGTTTTACAGCGCTGCGTAAGCGTGTAGAGGTCGATTTTGACGCCTTCCGCGAGCATCGAGAGCATCATGCCGTAGATTTTGCCGTGTATCGGGGTCTGGAATGCCGAAATTTCGATCATCTCCGCCGTGTCGGGTAAATACTCCGGTTCGAGAATCAATGCGCCCAAAACGGCTCTTTCGAGTTCGGGTGATTCCGGCAACACCAAATCGGCCGCCGGGCGGTTATAGGAAATTTGTTTTTCGCATTTCATAGGTAGTTTGTTTTTGGGGTTCGTCTGGTCGGCGCATCCACGTTCGAACAGCTGCCCGCCAATCTTTCATCTTGTTTTTACCGATCATCCAGCCTTTCGCCTCGTAGAAATCGATGAAGCGCTGGGCATCGACCGTATATCCCTTTTCGGAAATATAATTTTTGACCTCTTGGAGAGAGGGAGCAACAAACGCCGCGCGTTTGGCTGCGACTTTGCGCGGCTTGTCCGCGCTGGTACCTTTGGGGGTGTTACCGACATTCGATTTTCCGCTTCCCCCTGCACCCCCTTTACTCTCTATATCTTTATCCTTATCTACATCCTTATCCTTATAAAGGTTAGGTTCTTGGTTAGGGTACTGGTTAGGTCTTTGGTTAGGTTGGATAGCTTTTCCGCTTGGATTGTTCCGGCTTCCTTTGGGCGCTCCACCTTTTCGCCCATTCTCCACACAAGCATCGTATCGGTTATGCGCATTATCAATTACAGGCTTAATCGCAATAAATAGCGCTTTTGCAACCGCATTGCTATCCGGACCAGGCGCAATGCCTTCAAAGGCGTAATCGAATATCGTCTCCGATACGACCTTGTACAAGTCCGGCGGCAATTCGCGTAAAGATTCACGGAATGAACGGTAATAGACCATCGTATCGCGGCTCATCGGGTACCTCCTTTCCGAGATTGCCTACGCTCCCATTTAACCCAATCCGCCTCAAGTTGAGGGTAGCAATAATCATAGAAAATGCGGGATAGATCGGGCGGTAAATCCGGCAATGTACGATCAAGTCCATACATTACTATCGCATTCATAAACAGCTGGTATTCGTTGGGTAAAAGCCCCTCCATCGCAGCCCGAAAGGAACGGTAAAAAACAAAACTATTACGCCTACTCATCGCCGTGCCCTCCGTGAATGTAATAGCGCTTAAACCGCATCTTGTTTTCATGCACCCAGACATCGGCAACATCGATCCCCATTTTGCGGATATAGCGGATCGTACTGCGCGGGTCGGGGATATTCAGCCGCTCGGCGATGTCGAACGTCGCCCATTGACCGCCGCAGACCAGCAGCGAAAAGACCCGAAATTCGTTGTTGTTTAGATAAAATTCCCTACCTTTGTACAGGACTTGATAGAATGCCCCTGCGTGCTTGCCTTGAGCGCCGGGGGCGTGCTGTTTCTGATTCATACCTCCGGAACTATTTACGGTTGGCACTCTCGGCGATAGCCTCGGCGGCTTCGCGGTGACGTTTGGCCGGGTCCTCGATTTGGTTCTGAACCCAAACCGTCAACTCTTTACGGCTGAACAACAGACGCCGCCGCACTTTCCGATAAGGAATTCGTTTGTAATAGGCCAAATTATACAGATTACTGGGCGTAGTAGGGTATCCCAGCCCCTCCAAGAAATTAATTGCAGCTTCGAGCGTTAGTGCGTCCGCCGCTTCCTCCGCCGGGGCTTTATAGTTCGCCAGCTCCGGGATAATGGTGCGCACCGCTGCGTAAATGCACCCCTCCAATTCTGGCGTATAGGTCATTTCGGGTGCTAAAATCGTTGTAATACTGGTGTCTGTCAGTATGATATGACCATTCAAAACTT